TACAAATTTAAATATTGCTGTTTACAGACAAATAAATGGTGGTGGATATTCGGAACTTAAAAGAGTAACTACTGGTCTTTTATATACAGCAGATACAGATCAAGTTACTGCTGGATGTTCTGGTGTTATTGAAGATTCAACACACAATACAACAAATCAAATAGATTACAAAATCTATATTGCAAATGGTCAAAATAGTGGAAATGTTAAAATAAATGTAGATGGTAATAGTGAAACTTCAATTATAGCTTATGAGGTAGAGGCATGATAAAACATGATAAAATAGTTAAGGCTGTTTTAAAAATTAATCCTAATGCTAAATTTGCAATAAGAGGTGATGATATAAATACTTGTGAATTAGAATGGCATCAAGGAACAACACCTATTCCTAAAGCTGACATAGAAGCTAAGATGGCAGAGTTACCTACTGAAGAAGAAGAAAGAACTGCTAGAGAAAATTTAAAAGCTAGTGCTAAAGCTAAACTAATAGCTGGTGAACCGCTAACTGAAGAAGAAGCTGACACAATAGTATTATAATGAAATATATATTGATCTTATATATGTGTAGTATAAACACAGGTCAATGTCCAACAAGCACTATAGCAGGTTATCAATTTGAAAGTCATTACCAATGCGTAGATGCAGGTTATGCAATCGCACAAAAAACTTATAGGAATTTAAAAGAAATAGAAGAATGGGATATTAATTACATCAATAACAACAAGATAGTAGTCAAGTTTGAATGTAAAGAGATGTCCCAAGATGCCTAAAGTTACCAAAAAAAAATCAGAAGAATTAGTACAAGCATCATTAGGTCATCGTATCTCTAAGCACGAAGCTATCTGTGCAGAGAGAATGAAAACATTATTTAAAGCAATCGATGAGATGCGAACAGATATAAAAGATTTAAGAAAAGATATGAACAAAGGTAAGGGAGCTGTAAATGTTTTAATATTCTTAGCAGGATTGATTGCAGCTATTGTTGGTTTTTTTAAATGGGATGGCTAGAAGAAAAAAAGCAGTTGCTGGACTTATAAATGAGCTTGCAGCACAACTTGACTTTGCAAAAGACCCTAATATACTTGTGTTCACACCATTGGGAGGACTTGGACCAATAGATATTGTTACTTTAAATATGAGTACAGGTAAGTATACTGCGTATGATGTCAAATCAAAAAATTATAGAAAACAAGATTATGTTCCTAAAGATGGCTATAAAAGAAACAGCACAGGAAGTCTTATCAATAGACATCCAACCAAAGAACAAAAGAAACTAAAGGTAAAAATTATTTATGCAACTATCTAAACATTTTAAACTAGAAGAATTTACAAAGTCAATGACCGCAACTCGTAAAGGTATAGACAATACACCGGGAGCTGGTGATATTAAGAACCTTGAGAATGTTTGCTATGAAATATTAGAACCAGTACGAGCTAAGTTTGAAAAGCCAGTTACCATAACTTCTGGTTATAGATCAGAAGAGTTATGCGAAGCAATCGGCTCAAAGAAAACTTCGCAGCATGCAAAAGGTCAAGCAGTGGACTTTGAGATAGCAGGTATACCTAACATACAAATTGCTTATTGGTTACAGAACAATGTAGACTTCGATCAACTGATCCTCGAGTTCTACAATCCTGACGATCCCGCAGGTGGTTGGGTTCATGTTAGCTACAATGAAAAAGGATCAAATAGAAAACAAGTTTTAACTTATGATGGTAAAAAATATGAAAATAATTTACCTGACATGAAGTGGAAAGATGGTAAAGTAGAAGGATGATACAATTTTTAGGTTTATTAAAAAATCCATTTGTAAAAATTATTGCAAATAAAACCATAGGTGCAATCACACACAAATTAGAAAAAGATAAAATTATAAAAGCAAAAGAATTAGAAGCTGCTAACAACTTAGATGTAAAAAAAGTTGAAGTACAAATAGAACAAATAAGACAACAAGAGAACTCATTTAAAGATGAATGGTTAGTTATTTTTTTTACAATTTTAATGGCTTGTCATTTCATACCATTTACACAAGATGCTATGGAAAGAGGATGGCAGATACTTGAGTATGCTGATCCTATGTTTTGGTATATTATTTTAACAATCGTTGGAGCTAGTTTTGGTGTAACTACTATGAATAAGATAAAAAAGAAATGATAAAAAATAATTTTGTACAACAATATAAAAAAAAAGTAACACACTTATCACAACAAGGTTATGGCAAAAAGAAAGTTCAATCTCGAAAAGCTAGAACACGAAAGAATACCAAAAAAAACTAGCATTGGTAGACGACCTAAAATGTCCTCTATGAACAAGCATAAAAAGCGTTCATTTAAGGCTTACAATTCGCAAGGAAAATGATATATCAAACTTGGAGGTTATGTTATGGAAAAGATTATTGAAACAATAAAACATTACTGGACCGATCATAAGGTGATTGCTGGTATTGTTATAGCTGCAATTATAGTTGCAATTATCTGGTAATGAAGATTAGCGAAAGCACTTCAGTAAGCATGCCAATCAAAAATATGTTGGCTATTGTAGCTGGTGTTATTGCTGGCGTAATTGGTTACACAGAATTAACAGGTAGATTGACTTCATTGGAGACAAGCAGAGAGCTAATGCTCAATGATTTATTAAAGGCTTCGGATCAGAAACCAATCGACCAAGAACAATTTTTAATACAAGAAAGTTTAGCATCTGATTTAGAAAAAACTGTAACTAGAGTAGATGAGATGATGCACAATGGAGTTAATATTCAAAGAATGATAAAGGATATTGATAGACTTCGTGCAGATGTAGAAAAGTTAAAGGATAAGGTAAGAGAAAATGGAAATGGTTATAGCTCTGATAATGTATCTCAATAGTGAGATGGTTGAGCATACATATAAAGAAAGTCTAAGCAAATGTTTAAAGTCTAAAAGGGTTGCTTTGCGTGAAGTTAATCCACAAAGAGTAAGGTTTGAATGTAAAAAGGTAAATGCTTTGACAGAGATATACATGGGACAGAAAAAAATATTAAAGATTGAGCAATGAGAACTAAAGATAAACAACCACCAAAAACTAAAAAGTATTTTAGGTCCACAAAGTCTGGTGCGGGTATGACTAAAGCAGGTGTTGCAAGATACCGAAGAGACAACCCCGGATCAAAACTTAAAACTGCTGTAACTAAGAAAAGTGGACTAACTGCAAGAGATAAAGCAAGAAGAAAATCTTATTGTGCTAGATCAGCAGGTCAAATGAAACGATTTCCAAAGGCTGCCAAAGACCCCAACTCAAGACTAAGACAAGCAAGAAGAAGATGGAGATGCTAGTTGAAGCGTAAGACTTGGGTAAAAAGAGAGGTAGTTAGATTCTGTGGAATATGTGAAGAGTGTAATAAAGAACTATTGAGTAATGAAGGAGGATGGATTATAAATGCAGAGAAGAAATACTTTTGCCACGATGGTCGTGATGGAAGTTGTTTTGATAATTATTGTGAACGCAAACTAAAGGAGAAACAATATGCCGATGGTAGGAAAAAAGAAGTTCAGCTACACAAAAGCTGGCAAGAAAAAAGCAAAAGCATACGCAAAGAAAAAAGGTATGAAAATGAAATCGAAAGGTAAATACTAATGCTAACAGCTAAACAGAAAACACTTCCACCAGCTTTGAAGAAAAAAATTCTAGCTTCAAAGATGAAGAAGAAAAAGAAAAATGGCAAAAAAAAGTAGTGTCAATAAAGCAGGCAACTATACTAAGCCGGGACTAAGGAAAAGATTATTCCAAAGAATAAAATCATCCAATGTTCAAGGTACTGCTGCTGGTAAATGGTCCGCAAGAAAGGCACAGTTGTTAGCTAAAAGATATAAAGCTGCAGGTGGTGGATATAGATAATGGCACTTGCTAAATCACAAAGAAGTTTAAAAGCATGGGGTAGACAGAAATGGCGTACAAAGTCTGGAAAAAAATCGAGCATTACTGGAGAAAGATACTTGCCTTCAGCAGCAATAAAAAGTTTGAGTGCTGCGGAGTATGCGGCAACGACCAGAGAAAAAAGAAAAGCTAAAAGAAAAGGTAAACAGTTTAGTAAACAACCTAAAGGTATTGCTGCAAAGGTAAAAAGATTTAGACAGTTTAGTTAAATAACTCTTTAGTCTCATCCCAAATAGTTTGGTTCTTATCCCAATAAAAAGTTTTGTTAAACTTCATTTGAATTGAATACAATACTGTTGTATGATCTTGTCCAAATATTCTACCAATATTTGTAAGGTTCATCTTATATTTTTCATTTAAAACATTATGTAATATATTTCTTGATCGAACTATATCTCTTCTTCTACATTTGGTAAGTAACTCTTTCTTACTTACCTCATACTTATCACAAACCTTTTGTATAAGTTGTTGTAGTTCTGATTCTTTTATTCTACCAAGGTTATGCTTTGGTACTTTAAATAAATATTTTTTTGTATAATTAGATTTATTTAAAAATCTCAATCCATTCTTAAATGCAATCTCATATAGTTTTCTTTCACTATTAGAAAAATTATCGAATGATTTTTGTAGTTGATATGGAAATATATTTATATCTTCTTTGATATGCTTATCAAATATGTCTTGTATCTTCATGCTTCCTTTCTTTAGAGCATAGAATACCTACGCTTTCTTTTGTTTTTTTTAAATACTGATGATTTATCTCATCAATAGTTCTTTAGCTTTCTCGATTTTCCAAATCAAATCAAAGCTATCTTTTTTAAGTTTGTTAGCTTTTACTTTGGCTGCAAGGTACGCCTCATGCTTTTTCTTCTGAAGGTCTTGCAACTTCTGGAAATCCTGTTTCAGCTTTTCCATCCTTCTCCTTTTTCACTTTAGTAAAGTCTATCTTTACACTATCAACTTTACATTCTACATACTCACCCTGTGCGTTGGGGTTTGCAGCTTTCTCTATATCATCAAATCTTTCAACTAACTGGAAGTTAGCTTCGCCAGATTTAATTCGTATATATTTAGTCATTTTATTCCTTTTTGTCTATACTTATTTTATGCAGTTCTTTCGCCATTTTTGAGTATATTTCAAGGTCATCATAGTTATCTGCTTTGTATTTTCTTGTTGCTCTGTATAATTTTAAACCCATCATGAGTTGTCCTACCTGATATGGTTTCATATCATCTTTCAATATATCATGCAGTATAACATTAAAGATTACAGAGATTAGCCTAAAGTTCTCCTTATAATCGCCATAATCCTCTTGCCGATCTTCCATGATCTTTTTTAAAATCTTATCTGATAAATCTATTGTCGTCATAGTTAGGGGATGAGGCGGGGAAAACAACTAAAGAAGGCAGAAAGGGATGCCAAATAAAAACCCCACCTCATCGAAAAGGTATAAACTAATACCTATTATCTTTTAGCATAATAGCTAGGTTTTGCATAATCTTTTTTCGCTGCAAAATTTGGTGTGCCAC